GCATCGGGATCGTCCTCGTCAGTCGGAACACTGAAAAACTTCATAAGGAAGTATCTCTCCGTATACGTCAACGCACTGCCAAATGCTTTTGAAATGTCGTCCTGTTGCCCCATATACTGCCAAGGAATTTCAATACGATCACTCGGATCGTCGGCGTTGATCCATACATATTTCATATCGCCAGTGACAACAAAGTCTGTTTTTGGCCGTTCGCGTTTATTTTCTCTGTCCCATACGGTATAATTAAAAGTAGAGTGGGTTTGATTGAGGACGATTGGGACGAGCAACACGCCCAATTCGTCCATTTTTTCTCGAATCTTTTTCAGCACCTGCGTGCCGGATACATACCGATAGCCATACCCTTGCGAATCTTTTACAAACACATCGACCGTTTTTCTGATTTCTACAAGTTTTTGATAAATGTTTAACAGTTTCGGTTGTTCAGCTGTTTTCGTCATCGAATTCTCACTCCTTTTTCTTGCTTGAGTTCAACGCCTGGAATTTGCTCGCCGTTTTTGATCCGCTCTAAAATGCCCTTCTTGTCAACCTCAATTTTTTGCTTCAAAAACTCCGCAGGAATGGCCGACATATCCACAACATCCACAGACGGTGGATTGTCTTGAATGTATACCGTGATGGTGGGCCGCTTGATTCGCTGAATGCCCGCGTGTTCCAACTGCTCGAATAGATACCCTTTTAATCGTTTGACCTTGTTCTCAATAGCTGTCCTCTTATCGTTCAGCCGCTTCTCCTCTTCTTTAATCGCTTTCGCATCCGCCTCAAGATTGCGGATCAACTTCGCAATGTTCTCTGCCTTGAGTTCGATTTCATCGCGAATCGCTTCTAACGTATCAACCAACGCGTCTGAATCCATTTCCTCTGCCATATTCAGCAATTCGGCATAGTTGGCTGCTAATTCGTACAGCTTCATGAACGCTCTTCCCCCTTTACCGGTCAGTAATGCTTCAATTCACCGTGTTCTAAACAAAATGCCATGGCGCAAGAGCGGTCGTAATGTACAAGAAGGCCATCTGGAAACTCAATGTATCCTTCGCCTTCGACAATGTCAGAGAAGCATCCGGCACACTCGCCGATCACGCGCGGTTCTTCCCATTTCACGTTAAGCGTCATCGGATTTTCCACAGCCATTCATATCAGCCCCTTTCGTCTCAGTAATTCAATTTGGTTTCTGATTGACGGGATGGTTCGGTTTAGCATCCTCGCCAGCTCTCTCACTGGCAAATGGATGTTGTTCCGCAAAAGTTCACGTTCTTTCTCTGTCCATTTCTTGATCCTTTGTTTTTTCGGGTGCTGATTGGTATTGATGAGCCAATCTCCAAGCGCCCGCATTTCTTTGTAGACATCGCACGTTTCGCATTGTTGTACATATCGACTGCTGTTGCGAAGACCTCCATACGGACATTTGCGGCATATGTTTAGAAGTTCGCCTATGCGGATACGCACTTTTGTTTTGTCATCATGCCGCAACGAATCACCCCCTTCCCTTAACGCCCATATTCAGACGCAGGAGACAGGACAACCTTTGGCCAAAAACATGAGGAAGTTTGGAAAAACAGGACAACATCCCGCGCCTGAGGATAGGCACTAAGGAGTAGTTGGCAAAGAAGGTGAGCCGCCCTCTTTGCCCTTCCCCTTTTTTTCTCTCAAGGTTGAATCGACTCATTCGAGGTTCAAAACTCGTATTTGCTATCCTCCCAACCGCACTCATCGCATTCTGCTTCCCAAACGTACCCTTTCCCCTCAACGATTTCCACTACTTCCCAACGAGCTTCTGCGCCACAACGTGGGCATTCCATGTTCATGTTTTTCACCTCCGTTTCACTCGAGGCCGAAGCGTTCTGGATGCGCTTTGATCGCGTCGCGAACCGTATCCACTCCGATGCGGTTGACGTGTTCAACTCCCAGTTCGCTGACACTCAGCTCAAAAATGAAGCTGTCACTGATCGCGCTGATCTCGTAGTACACCCGGCCGTCACCGAAATCCAATTCAGTGACTCGAAAGACATTTCTGACTTTCCGTTCCGCCAGCGCCCGATCCGCTACTTCTCTGACGCCGCTGGGCAACTCATCGAACGAGAGGTTTTTGATTTGCATGAGTATCCCCCTTTTTCGTGAATATGTCTCGAAAATGCTTTTGCAAAAACTCCTCCATCTGCGAAGCGATGAAGCACCATCGTTCGCCTTTCCGTTCCGGATAGTACACGAAGCCGCCGTTTTCTAAATCAAGCATTTGTCGATAGCGAGGGTGCAAGAGGATGTTCTCTTTAAGCCAATCCTCGCTGTAGCCGGTGCGTTCCTTTAGGTCTTGCATCGACCACCAAACTTTACTCATTTCATTTGTTCACCTCCCATTCCCTTTTGGTAACAGCACCATCTAAATAAAAGAGCTCTTCGAAAGTAGCTCCTTTCAAAACATTTAACAGTTTCGCTATGAACTCGTTCCCCGGCTCCCTTTTCTTCCTAAGCACTCTGTATACTGTTACATAGGACACACCCATTTTTTCAGCCAAATCTTTCTCGCTCCAATTATTCCGCCTCATATATTCCCTTAATTTTTCATGCTTGATTTTGACACGCACCTTAACACCTCCGTCCCATTCCCTTTTGGCAATTAAAATATACCACATTTATTACCTTTTGGCAATACTTATTTCAAAAAAATCTTTATCTTCCCTTTGCCAAACGGTAATATTATTTTAGATATTACCAATTGGTAAGGGTGAGTGAATTATGACGAAGGCAAAACAGTTCGGGAGTTATATTAGGCAATTGCGTGAGAAAAAGGGGTATACAGTCAACCAATTGTCTCTGTATTCGGGGGTAAGCTCGGCTCAAATATCACGCATTGAAAATGGATTAAGAGGTGTTCCTAAACCAGAGACAATTAAAAAATTGTCTGAAGCACTAGGCCATTCTTATGAAGACCTCATGCAAGCCGCTGGATATCTCGACGACAATGCTCAACCAAAGCTCCCCGAACTCACGGAAAAGGACGAGCGCGATATACAGAAGGAATTAGAAAGGCTGATTAGGGGGCTCAAAACAGGAAGCGGCTTCACAGCGTTTGGTGGAATGGACATTGACGAACTCGACGAAGAAGATCGGGAACTACTGATCGCATCTCTAGAAAACTCGCTCCGCCTCGCCAAGCGCATCGCAAAGCAAAAATTCACGCCGAAGAAATACCGAAAAGAATAACCATCTCCAGGGGGTTCGCTATGGCTGAAAAGATCAAACAAATTGTAGAGAAGATGATCCGAAAGCACGGCACGAACAACCCCTTTGAGATCGCATCACAGAAAGGCATTGTGCTGTTGTTTGAGCCGCTAGGCAAAATCTACGGGTATCATCATACGTTCCGCCGGGTTCAGATCATTCATATCAATGATGAGTTGGACGAGCCTATGAAACGCTTCGTTTGCGCACACGAGCTGGGACATGCGGTTCTGCATCCCGAACTCAGTACGTCATTTTTGCGAAAAAACACGCTTTTCTGCATGGACAAGGTGGAAAGGGAGGCGAATGAGTTTGCCGTGGAATTGCTTCTGTCCGATGATGTTCTCTATACATACCGCGGTACTGATGCAACCATTTATGAAGCCGCGGCGACATACGGAGTCCCTAAGGAGGTGGTGCATCTAAAAAATTTTGACCTCTGAACCAAACATACATTCTACTTTGCAAAGGGAGGGAGAGAACATGGCCAGCATCCAAAAAACCAAAAGCGGCTGGCGTTACCGCGTTTCGTACAAGGAAAATGGGAAGTACAAAACGAAAACAAAAGGCGGCTTTCGCACGAAGAAAGAGGCAGAACTCGCGGCGGCGGAATTGGAGAAACAGCTCCACAAAGGATACGACATCAACGCAGGGGATCAACTCTTCTCTGAATATATGCGGAATTGGTTCGAGCTGTATAAAAAGGGAAAATACAGCTTAGCGCACGAAAGAAACATTGAGTTATCCGTTCAATTGGTTGAAGAATATTTCGCTGGGGTTAAATTGAAAGATTTGACGCGCGATATGTACCAAAAGTTCATCAACGAAATCGGCAAAAACCATACGACAGCGACAGTACGAAAACGACACACATATATTAAGTCGTGCCTCCGTGATGCGATTGA